CTAAACCAGCACATTCGGGCCCCATCAGGACTATATATTTGTATCCATTTTTATATACATCATATAATCCTATAATATAACCAATAATAAAATATGCTATTGCGTAATACATTTTAACCCCTTAAAATTTATGTTTGATGCGTTTTGCGGCGCGATTAAGTTTGCCTGTTGGCAAAGCTTATGTATTAATCCTTCCAACCTTTACGTTTCTTTTTTGGGCTGTGCTTTTTATCTGTAGAATTTTCTACACGATGTGACGGGCATATATCGCATGAATGCGTATCCCTTTTACGCTTTACTTTATATTCCTTTACAGTTTCAATATTCTGTTTACGCATTTAACCCTCGTCAGGTAACGTATTACGTTACGACATATAGAAGGGCGGCACCAACGCTTTCACTTATGCATATAGTGTTCTATATGTTTCGGGTTAGTCTAGTGCTTGTCGGCTTTATATTCTACTAGACTTATCGAATTGTTATTACTTCTGCCACGTAAGAGCAGAGCGATGTTCTTCAACGAATGCCTTAAGCTCTTCTGCAATCTGCGCCAATACAAGCGCTTGACTTGCATATACAAACATGGACTTAGCAGTTACCCCATGAATGTTAATGCCGACTTTCGTTACACCCTTCTTGTCAACGAACGAAGTTACTTGCAGGTTAATGTTCTTAGGTTTAGAACCCATTGCAGCAAGCTCTGCTTCCAATTGCTTACGACGTTCATCTTGTGCAACTTGTTCCGGGGTTTGAATCACTTTAGTTACAGCAGTCATAGTATCTCCTTAGTTATAGTTATCGGTTACATTGTGTTAACAATTAACACCCTCATCAGTATAGGCTTTACCTATAGACAAGACTATCGGTAATAAAGTTTGACACATATACTATATATATATAGCCCTTATTACCTGTGCAGTCCTGTTTCGGGTTTGATTAATCAGCATCATCCCATGAATGAAAACATTTTTTATTACAACACATAATTCTTTTTATATAAAGATTATATAATGAATCCCATATTTTAGATATACATTTGAATTGTTTTCCTTTACATTTATCGCATTGAGTCTTCATTATTTAATCCTTCAAATCAATAGCAAACAGATTCCTATTAGACATACACTTATCATTGGAACACTACTACTAAGTATACCTAATATCATTGTAATAGTAATGATAGATACCGCATACTTATAGAAGTAATCCTTAAGCAATTCCTTTTTCTTCAGGTTCATAACGCACCTCTTGTATCTCATAGTTCTGCGCTAATACATTCCTCTTTTGAATGTTAGCTAATGCAGTATTAACTTTAAGTTTAGCATGATACATGCTTTGGTCCCACATATGCCAAGATAGTTCTGGACGTAGGTTCATCTTATGCTTTACGATTACCTTGAATCGATATAGAGTATTCATTATGCCGCGACCTTGTTATGCCGAGTTTTAGTCATGTCACGGAATGATGCTTTAGCTTCATATTGCTTTTCAATCTCATTCCAATGTTCATTCAATAGAGTAATGTCATTGAATTCAATCATCAATGCATTAGATGCACGCTTCCAGGAATATCCCCTTTGAATATAACTCTGCAATGCTTCTCGCATTAGTTCAATGGTTAACTTAGGCCGTTCCATTAGAGTACTCCTATTAAATGACATATCAATTTAACAATGATAGCAATAACGAATAGTTCCCAAACGATTGAGAAAGTAGACATGGTTATTCCTTTGTATAACGTTCATCAATGAACCATTCATCACTTGAATTAATAGCTTTAGCATTAGTTAATGCTTGGCTTGCTTCATGGAATGAATTGTATATACCATATCTCATGGTTAAACCAGATACATGTTTAGTAAAGTATACGGTAAATGTCCACATAATAGTCTCCTCAGAATGGGTTATATGTATACCCATTGACAAGAAGGCTACTTGAACCATCGCGACATTTAGAAGGATTCGGGATATACCCGTTTATACCTTACTAGTCCTTTGTCTCTTTTGCCCCTTGTTTCGACTTTGTGCCTTGACTGTATCTTAATGTACAGATTCAGGCTTGAATACAGGCAACTATATGCTAATATCTTGTCTCTGCTTTTCCAATCGCGTGAGTAGTCCCACGTTAGCTGATTATACTAAGACTTGAGACAATCATTATGCTTTTAGTTGCTTTAAAATTAACGTAGCTTTACAGCTATGTTCTGTCTCTGTTTACGCTTGCACCATCACTCCCGAGATATGCTGTATCTCGTTTGTTGCCGCCCGGTGTCTGATGCGAGTTATCCCCGCGCTTGACACTCCACAAGCTTCCGAGTTACCCTAAGATGCTACTTAGGTCCGTCGTTACTTGTCATAGGCATTCTACGTGCTCAACCATTCCGGGAAGATTAATCCCGTAACAGAGTTTAGACACCGAATAATCTCTCAAGCGTTAGCCGAAGCTTATACTTCCCACCGTTCGCCGTAGCACGCATGGTTTATGCTTGATGACCTATCGGATATATAGTTTACCGCACTGTTGACGGTAGCAGGTTGTAGGCCAACCTCGTAAGCCTTAAGTCAATCGTAGTCCCCATCGGGACCGCCGCTGACACAAACCATTAATGCAGCGAACATGCCACGGGAATTCCCTAATGAATTCAAGCATTGTAGTTATAAATCACTGTAGAACTTATTCATGTCTCTTGTCTGCTAAATAGCTGTAGTGGTGTATAATTGCTTGTATTCATGGATGCCAAACTAGGTGTAGAACTAATAGTCGTATGTGTGAACCTTGTACATCTCAGGAATCTGTAGTAGTTTCAAATACTTATGCGTTTCACAAATGCATATATAGGTGGAGAAATTCTTCAATGATTTCAAGCCGTCATACAACCTGTAGTAAGATGATGGATGAATATAATCATTGTGAATGTAGGAGAATATAATCATTGGTGAGTATACCATATTCCATAAAATAAATGTAAAGTATACTGTACATTATGATATAGGGGTAGGGGGGTAGTAGCTCTATGGGTGCGATGACACTTTGCTAACCACGTATAAAATTTATACTATTTTCATTTTACTAGAAACAATCCCTCTCTATCCACGTTATTATCTCATTTCTTATATATTAGACTTAAAGACTTAACTAGAAACAGCGTATAATTCATACGTTATTTTTGTATTGATTAATTCAAAAAGTTACGATATAATTAACAACTACAACATAGAAGTAAATTCTGTCTCAATCGGATAATACTTCTAGAATACTACTCTCAGTCTAGGTGTCTAGCCGAACACGGGATACGGTAGTAAATACAAAGCAATAGCTCGTAAAGCAATAGAGTTATATTTCAAGAAGGAAGTATAATTTAAGAGTATCGCTCTGTTATAATAGAAGTAATGTCAAACAATCTCATTACTTTAGCAACGTTATGACTTAACTTTGTATTTCGTTATTAAATCTGAAGTATACGTTAATTACTTCGTTACTTATTAATTGAGTTTATTTGTATTTTTTTAGTGTTTCTAGCAGACGCTTCAGGCGTTCTTTTGTAAAAAATGAAGTTCTTAAAACAAGGGTATCGTCCGTGTGGACCTCTCGCTTGTCGCTTCGGTCCCTGACTAAAGGGTAATATTAACCGTAAGCAGCTCTTTCGAGCAGCTTTACAAGGTATGATGCATATTTAAGAAATGTATCAAAAAGGCAATAGCCATGTCTAATTTAATAAATGATTTCAAGAACATTCCTAAATGCGGTATTATTGGGTTTATCTCTTCTTCCTCTTATTACCTCTTCTTCTCTTCAACCCTCCCCAGTCTCTTCTGTACACATCTTCTTAAGCTTAAAGAAGGTATTCATGACTGTAAAGAATTACAAGATGCATTTAACCAAGATGACTTAAGATGTGAGGTTATTAAAGGATATTCTAAAGACCCAGGATCTATTGAGCTTCGTAGTCAATATGAACGTATTGTTCATGAATACAAGTACACAGAATACAAGAATATGAGAGAAGGATACAAAGCCATTGGGTATAGACTTAAGAAATACGTTTTAAATGACTTTAGACGAGAGAAAGGTAACTTTGGTCCCCTTGTATACGTTTGTGGTAAATCTCCTTCCCTAGGGGAAATAGTGTTGGGTATATTCGATTCTATTCCTGAAGCTAATGACTGGTGTGAGCTTACTTATGGAAAGAATACCTCTGATTTAATTCCTGTGTTTAAAGTTAATGAGTTAACCCAAGAATACCATGATAAACATGGGTTTAAGATATGTCGATAAAAGGGAATAAAGAACCGCTTATTATTGGATTGTGTCTACTTTGGATGTACTCCCGACTAGAAACACGGGCCTGGTACATACGCGCTTGTGCATTTGCGTCAGCAAATCACATTGTAAAGTATGTATTAATATTCTGCGTATTAGTTATTGCTCAGGGTATTATATATTTTAGGGAGCTGCCTTCGGGAAGTGATTGACAAATACTAGAAACTCATGTATATTAAAAGAATGAAATATTTTAAATCGTTTTTAATAACTTTACTATACTTTGGTTTATTCTCTGGGTTAGTGTTTTTAATATCCTTTTTTCCTAATGTGTTGTTTTTTATATTAGGAATTAGTGTATTTTGTGTAGTTTGGTTTGGTATATATCAGGAATTTTTCAATGACAAATAAAGATATTAATAGAAAGATTGCAGAATTAGCAGGTGATGCTGAAGTATATTATCTACAGGAGAGTAGTTTTGTAGATAATTACAATGGATTTCTTCCAGAAAGTAAAGCATATTTTAAAAAGGTTCTTGTTAAAACTCTCGAATTTAATGATTACTCTACAGATGTTTCTCTAGCTTTAGATGCTGCTAAACGTATTGCGGATAAGAATAACTATACTTTTGTTCTTACATATTTGGTAGATGATCATTGGAAAGCTTCATTTGGGAACTACATTGATTGCGCCGAGCATTGTGGTATAGATCCAGCCCATTGTACCTGTGTTGCGGTTCTTAAATTTATGGGACGACTATGAGTGTTGAAGTTCAGAAACGTAAATGTAAGGTTTGTTCTAAAGAATCTATTAGAGCTAATGTAGGAACTTATACAAAGAAGTCTTCTAAGCGTTGGATTGGTGAAGATGGGCGGCAATGGAATGGGCGCAAATGCCCACAGTGTCAAGCAGATACAGCTAAAGTTAATATGCGCAGATTACGGGCGCAGAAGAGAGAACCTAATGAATCAGGAACTTAACGATCTAGGCATTGAAATCTCTGCTTATGTATATGAACTACATGATTTAACTAAAGTTATTAAAGATATGGATGCCGAAATTATTAAGAATTCTACCGATGAAAATAAGCTTCTTATGCAAGAAGTTATTGATCGATATAAAAGCAGTGTTAATAGACTACGAGTTCTTCTTGAATGTTATTTTGATGTAGAACAGAAGAATAGTATTCCTACAGACTTTTCATTCCGAAAGCTTTATAAACAATTGAAGGCTGCTTATTAAGGAATAAATACCCGATTAATAGTTGGTCTTACTTGGACGTGCAGCCAAGTGGGCGTACTTGCTGGACTTTCTTGATATAGTCCACATTGTTCCAAAATCTCTACTGTAATCCAGTTCTTAAGCGCATTATCATCATCTTTAAAGTCAACAGCTTCACATAACTGATGTGCGCTATTGAGTGCTCCACCTGCATCAGAATTATAATGCCCAGGCCTATAACCTGAGTTGACGTACATTGGTTTACCATATAAAGTTCTAAGTTTATTAACTGCTTCTAATAACTTAGATAGATTATCTTCTAGTTCTTGTGTTAGGGGATATTGGACATCCCTACCCATTAAAATTTCATTTCTAGCGATCATTGATTTTCTCTCTTTCTTACAGAAACCACATGATGGGCATCTTAACCAGCCTTGTAGGTCATCTAATCGCATATAAGATAGACATGTCGAGCATATGCGTTCTGGTTGCATAATAAAGTTGTTAAAAATAACCTTAATTTCTACCTCAATTTCTAGTTTAATTAACAACTATTATAGAAGCGTAAATCAATGAGCACAGCCGTATAACGGTAATTAATAATAGGCCATCACGATTTTAATGTTTCATTAGTTAGATTATATATCTGGAGATTTATGAAAAAAATCGACAAAGGCCTTCTTTTGACCCTATTCGGGGGTTACACAATTAAAGCTGCAGTACTGGGAGCTAGCCCTTCTGATGCTGCCGTTATTCTTGTATTAGCTGCTGCTCACTTTTTATATAACCTACAGATTGAAAATAAAGAAATTACTCAATTAAAACAAGAGCTTTCTAAATTTAAAGAATTACAAGATCTTCATACAAAAGAAATTCTAGACCTCAAGACAATGGGCGCTAGCCTTAAACTTGCTGGCGGAATGCGTCAAACGCGATAATTTATGAATATTAATGGTTTAATTGAAAATTTTAAATCAATGGAAGAACTTAAAGTCTTCTGCGAGGGACAGTTTAAGCAAGTACTTCAACTTTCTAAAAAGAATAAAGAGCTAGAAGATAAACTTCTCGAAGTTAAAAAAGAATCTAAAGAACTTGTTAAAAAAGAAATGTCTTCCTCTCCTGTTCTTCTTGAAGCTGGAAATATTAAAGGACAAGAAGATGCTAAGCAGATTGCACAAGTACAATTAAAGCTTCTTAAAGATCTAGCCTTCGAGCGTGAATTAACGCTTGATGAAGCTAAGCGTGTGGACCTATTTAATAAAATCTTAATTGATAAAGTTCAAGAAGATGATAAACCTCTTAAGGCTAATATTAAAATTCTTAAGAATGAAGATTTAAAGATGTTAGTAAATGGAAACGACTAAACCTAAAATTTCAAAGATCGAAGCTAAGCATGAGCTTTGGCGTCGTGCTGATTTATCTTGGAAACTAGATAAGAATCAGAAAGATCTTTATAGTCTTTTTCATAATTCAGAACACATCATTCAAACATGGTTACTAGCTCGCCGCTCGGGTAAAACATATACCCTTCTTGTATTAGCATTTGAAGCTCTTCTTAAAAAACCAAATACTATTGTTAAGTTTTTAGCCCCTACTCGTTTACAAGTTACTACAATTATTCGTCCTCTTATTCAACAAATTACAGAAGATTGTCCAGAAGATTTAAGACCAGAATTTAAAACTCAAGACTTTATTTATTATTTTCCCAATGGTTCTGAATTACAATTAGCCGGTTCTGAAAATAAGAATGTAGATAAACTTCGCGGTGGTGAGTGCGCTATTGCTATTATTGATGAAACTCAGGATGTTAGTGATTTAGATTACGCTATTAATTCTGTATTGCTTCCTACAACTCTTACAACTAATGGTAAGATCTTAATGGCTGGAACTCCTCCTAAAGAAATGGATCATGAGTTTATTAATTATATTAAAGATGCCGAGTTTAAAGGTTCTCTTATTCGTAGAACTGTTTACGATAATCCTCGTATTACTCCGGAGCAGTTGGAAAAACAAATCTTAAGTCAATATCCTCAACGCGATAAAGCCGAAGCCTTTCGCCGTGAGTTTCTTTGCGAAATTATTAAAGATGAGAATCGCTCTGTGATTCCAGAATTTAATGAAGATCTTAAAAAAGATATTATTAAAGAATGGTCTCTTCCTCCCTTTTTCGATGGTTATGTATCAATGGATCTAGGTGCAGTGGATTTAACTGCAGTTTTATTTGCTTATTTTGATTTTAGAGCTAGTAAACTTATTGTTCAAGATGAACTAGTTGTAGACTTCTCTAAAAAAGATATGAATATCGAACGACTTACTCAACTGATTAAAGAGAAGGAAGAATCTCTTTGGACTAATCAGTTAACAAATGAAGTTAAGAAGCCCTATCTTCGGGTTAGTGATATTAACTTTATTGTTACCCAAGAAATAGCAGTTAAATCGTTTGGACAAATCTTTTTTACTACTACTAGAAAAGATGATAAAGAATCTGCTATTAACCATATGCGCGCTCTTCTTGGTGGACATAAGATTATTATTAATCCAAAGTGTACTCATTTGATTAAACACCTTGATAATGTAATTTGGGCTTCTAATAAAAATAAAACGATGTTCGGCCGTTCCCCAGATAATGGGCATTATGATTGTGTAGATGCATTAATCTATCTTTGTCGTAATGTTCATTTTAATAAAAATCCATACCCTGCCCATTATGATTTAGGGGGAACGGGGGATGTATTTATTCCTAATAGGGATTTATATAACTCTCAACGGCAATCTAAAGCTGTTGCGGCTTTTCAGAAAATTTTTGGTCAAAAAAGGAAATAAACAATGAAAATCTGTATAAAATGTGATGTTCATTATTTTAATTCTAGACATAATAAATGTAATTCATGCCGATATAAAGAACGCCGAATTTTAAAAAATATTAACAGAATCTGTTCCCTTTGTAATAAAGAACATATTGATATTTTTAATAAATGCATTAAATGTAGAAGTACAGAATCATATAAACAACAAAAATCAAAAGAACATGTTTGTAAAGAATGTGAAATAGTACATAATAGACCCGGATCTTTATGTAATATATGCTTTGGAAAAAAAGATAGGCTTAATCGACCTAATGCATATAAAAATTATTATCAAAAAAATAAAGCAAAATGTTTTTTAAAATCAAAAAGATATATTCAACAACGAAAACTGGCGGGTTTTAACAACTTACTAGTAGAGATAGAAAATATTTATGCGTTATGCCCTAAAAATTTAACAGTAGATCATATTATCCCTTTAAAGGGTAGTATAGTCTGCGGTTTACATGTTCCTTGGAATTTACAATATATTACAAAAAGTGAAAACTCTAGTAAAAATAATAAATTTGATGGAACTTATGAAAATAAGACCTGGAAAAAAGGAAGTGAATAATGAGTACTACATCTGGAATGTTCGGTAATAATGGTGGAGATACAACCACCTATTTTGCTGCAAAAGAAGCAAATGATACCGCATCTATTCTTTTAGCAAAATCAAAATCATTTTATAATGTATTAGAAGCCAATGCATATCTAGAGAAATTAACTCTGATGTGGAGAACGTAAATTTTGCGTTCTATAAACCTACTCTGATTGACTTGGAACTCCTGTAGAGGACAACAAGGGGCAAGGCGAATAGCCAGCCTGAACGACTAAGTGAGTGGGCCTTGAAAAAGGGTGCGATAGTCTGAACTACCTTATAACAAAAAAAGAGGTAGAGAAGAATCCGAAGAGGTTCTTCCCTTCGAAAGAAGAGTAACAAAATTGATCATGGCTGTTTTGATACTTCCGTTGGCGGTGGCCACCAGATTATGTTTACTGGAGAACAAGAAGAGTTTGTAAGTCTTCATGTTAATCACTTCCGTAACTTGGCTCAGAACATTCTTGTAATGATTACTTCCAATCGCCCAATAATGGAAGCTCGGGCTATTAATAGTGATTATAAATCCATTGCACAAACCTATCTTGCTAATGGTATTCTAGATTATTATATGCGAGAGAAGCATTTAGAGAAGTCTCTAATCACTGCTGCTGAAATGGCTATTGTTCTTGGTGCTGGATTTATTAAAATGGAGTGGAATGCCACAGCTGGCGATGTTTATGATATTGATGAGAATGGTCTGGAAATTAAAGAAGGCGAAATTGAATTTACTAATCTATCACCATTTGATGTCGTATTCGACGGATCTAAAGAGAATGCGAAATTAGATTGGTATATGATCAGAACCTTTCAAAATCGGTTCGATCTCATGGCCAAATACCCTGAACTTAAAGATCAATTAGCTGGTATTCCTTCTAAATCAGATGCCGGTATTTATCGTATGGCTTTAATGTCTAATGATAATACAGATGATGTTCCAGTATATGAGTTCTTTCATAAACGCACAGAATCAATGCCTCAGGGGCGTTATATGCTATTCTGTGATACTAATAGCGTGATGCTTGATACTCCGCTTCCCTATCGCGTAATGCCTATCTTCCGGGTTTCTGCTGGTGAAATCCTCGGAACTCCATATGGCTATTCAGGCATGTTTGACATCTTTCCTATTCAACAGGGTATTGACGCGCTTTATTCTACTATTATGTCTAACCAGTCAGCATTCGGTGTGCAGAATATTTATGTACAGCGTGGTGCAGATATTTCTGTAGACCAGTTTCATGGTGGCATGAATATTATTGAAGCTAATTCTGCTCCTGTTCCATTGAATTTAACACAAACTCCTGCTGAAATCTTTAAGTTTCTTGAAATGCTTATTGAATCCGCTGAAACTATTTCCGGCGTTAACTCTGTAGCTCGTGGTAATCCTGAAGCTTCTCTTAAGTCTGGTGCCGCTCTTGCTCTAGTTCAATCGATGGCTCTTCAATATGTCTCTGGCCTTCAACAATCTTATGTTCGTTTAATTGAAGATTGTGGTACTGGTATTATTAATATTCTTAAAGATTATGCTAATACTCCTAAAGTAGCTGCTCTTGTCGGTAAAAATCAGAAAATGTTACTTAAAGAGTTTACAGGTGAAGATCTTCATGCTATTAATAGAGTAGTAGTAGATGTTGGTAATGCTCTTTCTCGTACAATTGCTGGCCGTGTTCAAATGGCTGAACAGATGATGCAAATGGGCATTATTAAAGAACCTACTCAATATTTTCAAGTTCTTAATACTGGACGTATTGATGTTATGTTTGAAGGTGAAGTTAGCCAACAACTTCTTGTTCGTCAAGAAAATGAATGGCTTTCAGAAGGTAAGAATCCTATTACAGCGCCAACAGATATTCATGCATTCCATATTCAAGAACATCGTTCTGTATTAGATGATACAGATATTCGTACGGATGTCAATACAGTTAAAACTGTAATGGATCATATACAACAACATATGGATGCTTTACAAAATACAGATCCTAGGCTCCTAGCCCTTACTGGCCAGCAGCCTATCCCGCCTCCTGGCCAGCCTCTTCCTGGTCAACAAGGCGCTCCTCCTGCTGGACCTCAAGGCCCTGCGCCTCAGGGGCCTCCACAACAGCAAGGGCCATCTCATCATGGTAAACATGCTCCTCATCCTATGGCTTCTCCACAGAGTCCACCAATGGTTAAAGGCATGCCCAAAACTCCAACAGTTAAAGCAAGCCTATTACCCAATCCTGCGGCTCAAGAATCCTCATTAGGAAATGTATCTAATAAATAATTATGCCTGATTATACTCCACCGCCTTCATCTTATGTTGATCCTCGGGACTACCATGCCCAACAAGTACAAGATTTTTTAAAGAAAATTAGTACATTAGAAAGTTCTAGTGGAACTAATACTAATCATCAAATGGTTAATTCTGGGATGCATTCTGGAACTGCTGCGGTTGGTCAATATGGTTTAATGCCTTTAACCGCACAAGATCTTGATAGACAATTTAAAATTAATAAATTACAAGATATGCAACCTAATGAAGTTTCAGATAAATTAAAAGAAGATCCTGAATTACAAGATCAACTAGCTTCATCATTAGCAGATAAATTATTAATTAAAAAAACCCCTGAAGAAGCCGCCTATTCTTGGGAACACGGACAATATAGCAAACCGACACCGGATGAACTAGAAAATTCTGGAAGAGTTAGAAGTTTTAGAGTTTTAAATGGAACAAAGTAATGGAAAAGTTCTTAACTTCTATCCGCGCAATCGAAGATATATGCGGGCTTATATGCGAAATTTTAATTATTTCGCTCCATTATTCTGGGTATCCTTAAGTTTTAATATAATGTTTTTAATGTTACATATATTGAAGTAATTTATGTCATTTAATCCTAATGCATCGCAATTAAGTCAAGAACAAATCATCCAGCAGGTATTTGATCCTGCTAATAATACTATTAATACTAGTATCACGGCTGGTGTTACTATTGATGGGGAAGTTAATGTCGAATTTAGTGCTGCTGCCGGTGATAATACTGCAATTGCGGATAAAACTGGAACTAATTTTTTAGCAATTAACACTGATGGTTCTATTAATACTACCATTAGCGGCATTGCTTTGCCTAATGGGGCGTCTACATCGGCAAATCAATTAACTGAAATTTCAAATTTAGAAAATTTAAATACAACAATTGCAACAATAAATACTCCTCCAGCGAATTCAAATGTTGATATGGTTGGGGTTTTAGATTCAAATGGTAATGCTCAATATTTAACACTAGATTCTAGTGGAAATATTGGTGTTGATGTAAATAATCAAGTAGGTGTAAATGTACAAAATTTTCCATCAACTCAACTAGTAACTGGAACAGTTACCGCTAATGCCGGAACTGGTACATTCTCAGTGTCTGCTTCTGCACTTCCATTACCAACAGGAGCTGCGACTTCTGTACTTCAAACTTCTGGAAATACATCCCTTTCTACCATAGCAACAAATACTGGGAATATTCCGGCTAAAGGTCAAGCATTAACATCGGCATCTATGCCAGTTGTTTTACCAGCTTCACAAATTACTACACTCACCCCGCCTACTACAGTTACAGTAACTCAGAGTTTAGGTAGTAATCTTCATGTTGATATAGATAACTTTCCAGCAACTCAACCCGTAAGCCTTGCAACCTTACCAGCACTTGCTGCGGGTTCAAATGCTATTGGCTCAGTTAGTGTATCAAATTTCCCTGCAACTCAAGCAATTAGTGCTACCTCTCTTCCACTTCCAACCGGCGCCTCTACAGCGGCGGGCCTTACTACTATAAATACTACACTCGGTACTCCCTTTCAAGCTGGCGGCTCGATTGGAAATACAAGTTTTGCATCTACTCAATCCGGAACTTGGAACCTTAATAATATTTCAGGAACGGTTTCATTACCGACCGGAGCTTCAACTTCAGCATTACAAACCACCAGTAATACTTCTCTTTCCTCAATTGTTACTAATACTACTGGACTTGCGTTACAAAATGGTTCAAATACACATCTAGATCATCAAGGATCTGGTAGTATTTCTAGTGGAACTGGAACAATAATTGCAACAACTAACGGTTGTTCTACTGTAGTATTTACAACAACAGGAACTTGGTCTACTGCGGCGATGTTAGTAGAAGGGACGGTTGATGGAACAAACTGGGCCCCAATAAATTTTAATATAGCGAATGGGGCAATGACTGCCGGATTTTCTACCAATGGAACATACATCGTTCCTTGTGGAGGATTTCAACAAGTTAAATTAACTCCCTATTTAGGGATTTGGACTTCAGGAACATTAAATGCGACTTGGGATTCAAGTGTTGGAATTAATTTAAATTCAGCAAATGCTATTTTATCAACAATTGCAACGAATACTGGAGCATCGGCAACAGATTTCACAGCAACTGGAACAATTACCGCGCTTAATGGTTCAGTATCAATTACCGGTCAAGGTATTTATACAGTAACAGCATCTATTACCGGCACATTTGTGGCTACTTTAATTGCACAAGGACAATTAGCTGATAATACATGGGTTCAATTACCTATGTATATTATTCAAACCACAACTCCTTATCCACAAACTTTTACAGCAACAACACCTACTACTGTCATTATAACCGGTGGCGGTTATTTAAATGTTAGAATTCTAGCATCTGCCTATACTTCTGGTACCATAAATGTTTCTTTAGATGGTTCACTTTCACAACAGACTATTTTTAGCGCTCAATTAGGAACTTGGGGAATAACAGGTAATGTTGCAAGTTTAACTGCCGATACTGGAAATCCAATTAAAATAGGTGCGGTATTTAATACAACAATGCCAGTTGCGGTTTCTGGAGAAAGGATTGATGCACAATCTAATATATCCGGGGAAATAGCAGTTAGATCAAGAAATAACTATTCTAATATACCAGGAATTTTAACAAAAACAATTAAAACCGGAAGAGGCGTCCTTTCAAAAATTATTTTAGGAACTACTTCAGGATCGATGAC